GTCATAGGTTTCTCCTTAAATAAGCAAGTTAATAAATTGTATCAACCCCAAATGGGCGTTGATGATGGTGTTTAACAAGGTTACCACCTACCTTGCTCCCATCCCGATGGGACTGAGACTATATCAATATTTATATCAGTTGTCAACCATTTTGTGGTTTTTTACCAATATTATATTTTGGTGTTAGTTGCCAGTCATTCTTTTCTTTGTGTGACAATATCTTAATCTGTGACAAGAAAATTGGTGTTGGCACCTCTGTTTGTTTTTTGTTAACTAATTTTACCAGACCCCAATCTTCTAATAGGTTTGCAATGGCATTCCTACGTGCTAAATCGTTTTCTGTAATGTCTGTTGGTTTACCATCTAATGCAAATAGTTCTTTAAAATGCACCACATAGTATTGACCACGTTTATGTAAGATGTGACACGATTGGTATAATACCTGGTCTTTTTTGGAAGCAACACCAATCCTTGTTAGTGTCTCTCTTACCTTTAAAAAATCGTCTTTATCATTTAATGTCACTTCAACCAAATCTTTAATGTCTATCATTATTCTTCACTCCGCCTGTATCTATTCTTGTTTTTATATCAGCGATTTGTTCATCGGTGAGGATACGTAAGGCTTCTCTGGCCTTGGAGTTTGAATAACCATAATAGGTCTTTATACACTCAATATCCTTCAACGAATCGGCCTTTTGCCATGGAACGAACTTCCGTTTCATAGGCCTGATACTATTTAGAAGATACTGGTATTGCATATCCTTGTCCAGGTCTGGCCAAAGATTCATGTCATTGACATACAGAACACAATCCAGATGATTGGAAAGTGACCTGTTGATTAGGAAAGGTGCATATTCTTTGAAATCCAATTCTTCATCAGGCACCTTTTTTCTCAAGATGAAGTCTGCGAAGTCGAACGGATTCATTTGAACTCACATTCAACCATCAATTCTGTTAGACATGCAATCAAATTGATTTCATGGTCAGCAACAAATGCTCCTTGGTATTGATACTTGGCAAGAATTAATACCATTTGTGGAACGGAATTAGGTTTTAATTTCTCATACAAGATATCATAGAGACTTCTAAAGATTCTTGCCATATCATTGTCAACATTATTTGTAACCCATTTTCGACAAGAAGCAAAGTCCTTGTTCATAATAGAAGAAACTAGTTCACTTAACTGCACATCGGAAACTGATGCCAGAATATCTTTATCAATTGAGCCACCAACACTATAACGCTGAAGCTCATTAAGAATACGGCGATTATCAGGAAAATGTTTCGTGATAACGGCAGCAACCACTTGCTTATCATAAGTTACTCCTTCTTTTTCTAAAATCCATTCAACACGTTTAAAGAAAGCCGCTGCCATCTTTTGTTTACTACCATTCAATTTAAAATCGACAACGGTGCAACGTGAATGAATTGCATCCAAAATACGATTTTTAAAGTTACATGTAAAGATGAACGAACAGTTACTAGAAACTTCTTCCATCATTCCACGCAAGGCTTTCTGAGCATCAGGTGTAAGGTTGTCGGCCTCATCTAGGATAACGACCTTACGACCTCCAGCAAGGCTCATAGATGTTGCATAGTTCATCACTTGTGTTTGCATGACACTAATGCCACGTTCAGACGAACCATTGATTACAATATAATCGCAACCAACTTCTTCACACATGGCTTTGGCGATGGTAGTTTTACCGACACCAGCTGTGCCGGAAAGGAGTAAGTTGGGGATTTCTTTTTTGTTTACGTATTCCTGAAACGTAGATTTGATGTTTTCAGGAAGAATACAATCTTCGATAGTTTTGGGGCGATACTTTTCTACCCACAAAATGTGTTCTGTCATTCACGTTCTCCATAATATAATTAAATTTCGTCATGCCATTTAAAACCAAGAAGATACTTGGCCATAAATCTAATGACGGCATTTGGTTTAGTGGGTCTATACACAAACATATTCTCTGTGATTTCCCACTTACCAACATTTTTCACATCTTGTTTCACAACAAATTGATTGAGCATAGGTTGCGACCAACTTATAGAACCACCATTAGCAACCAATAAACTACCATTAGAAGTAATTGTGCTACTAGCCCATTGTCTCTTGCGCCACTCAGCAATCCATTCTTCACTTGGAGTAAAATCCAAATTCAATTCAGTTTGTTCTGTAAGTGGCCAAAAGAATTTTATTTCAATCTGTTGCATTTGGAAATGGCCAAGAATTTTCAGATTCGAGTTCATTGATACGTTCGTTCAATACCGAAATTGTTGTATTGAAATGTCCTGTACCTTCTTCATGTGGTTTGAAACGAGTTTGTAAAACAGAGACTTCTTTCTTCAAGACTTTGATATATTCTTCCTTATTAATCCATGTTCTAATTTCACCCATCATTTCACCTCAGTCATACTTTCATATAAGGCTTCAAACTCTTTCGACTCTGCAACCTCGGTGTGGAAAGAATTTTTGAATTGAGTTTTTGCCATGCGTTTAACAATTTTTTTGGGAATTTTTAATTCATCATTGGCAATCTCAATAATATCTTTGATGGCTTCGTTGTTGCTTTGGTTACGTTGCATATGTAAAACCATTTCATCAACATAACCTTTAAGTTTTTTCAACTGGTCCTCATCATAAGAACCAAACAAAGTATTCACTTTAGTCATATTAATCTCCAAAAGATAGGTCAGAATCTTTAGCTTCGATTGCAATCCAGTATTGCATATCTTCTTTTGTGTTCTTAAAGTAAGATAGTCCTTTTGCTGAAATTTGAACATCATAAGAACCAGAAATCATTTTAAAATTCTCTGTCAAGAAAATTGCTTTGAATTTCTTACCATTGCCATCAGCAATTTCTGTTGAATCAGTATGTGCCGAATTATCTTTTGCATCACAAGTTGTAATGTAAATCTTGGCACCATCCGAAGAAATTGAAATGTTTGGTGATTGTAGAATACTTGCTGTTTTAAGTATAGATGAAAGGTCATCTTCACTCAAGGTGAAAGACACATCAACAGATGGCAAAGTTAGGTCTTTGTCTGGTGGTGTTACAATCATTGTCTTGGTTGTCTTACGATAGTTTAGTTTCTTACGACCTGATTTGAAGATAACATGTTTATCATCAAAATCAATTTCACCGTCTTTGTATAGAGAATGAACAGATAAAAACTGGTTCAAATCATAGATACAAAAATCTTCGGGGAATTCATCCTTGACACCAGCTTTGGCTAGGACGGTTTTAGTTGCGGAAATAGTTGATAGTTTTTTAC